CATTGGGCCTATCATCACAGCCTTGCCTTTGCAGGTCTGTCCTTGTTCGTTCTCGTACCAGACTCTGTCGCCTTTCTGTATCTCGTCAAACAACTCGTCCTCCCACGGTGTTGACAAATAATGATCTTCCTCTTCTTGTGTCCAAACCATTATATTTCCTCCGCCGTTGTTTCAACTTCGTCACCACCCCATAAAGGTTCTCCCCAATCGCCACCGTCTGCTTCAGCGATCGCATCTTCCTTCGTTGGTGCTTCTATTATCTGTTCGTAGGTGTCTAACCAAGTCATCTTTACTTTAAATTTAGGCATTATACATCCTCCCCTATGTTAATCTTTTGACCTTTGGAATACTTGTAGACATCTTCGTTAAGTCTTTCTTCTTCCTGTTCAGCCTCATACTCCGCCATTGATTCCGTGATATTGAATATGTCATCCAATGTAGAACCTATGCCGTCCTGCCAAAAGTCATCTGTTGATTTGTAATCGCTTGGAGCATAACAATCATCTGAACCGTTATCCCACTCGCCCATGAAGTCACAGCCACCTTCGTAGTAGTATGCCTTCAGAGAACAATCATCATTGTCTCTTAAGAATTGTTCATAAGCACCAGTTGGTGGTGACCAGGCCGAACTGAATCCAAATGATATTGTTGAATGACCTATCAAGGCGTCTGCCTGTTTATCAACACCATAGAATTCACAAACCTCCCACTTGGTCTGCCAATTGTTCACTCTCCAATCGTACCAATTTTCTGCTCCGAACTCTAACTTCCTAGCCTTTCTCTCATCCTTCTCTGCCTTTGTCTTTGCTATTGGACCTGCTTCAGTTTCCAATAATGCCTTAGGCATCGGATGGAAGAATTGTAATAATCCATTTTCTGCATTATTACTTTCTTCATTTACAATCTTCTCTATCTTGTCTATCACGGAATTAGGTCCCGTGATAGTGACTTGATTATCGCACCAATTAGGCATCAACCGCCTCCTTGGTATTAATTAAAGTAAGATGAGATCCTGGAACATTCCATCTCTGACCTGCATCAGTCTTGACTAAAATGTATTTGATCTTCACTCTCTCAACCGTACCCTTTAGGATCGCACCATGTCTGCCTTGGAACGACACTCTGTCCATAAATTTGAATTTATGAGCATCAGCGGTATGTAATTGATTTCTTCTTAACTTCACGGCATCTATCACAGCCGTTAAGTCTGCACCATTCATCTCATAGATGTCTGATATAACTTTCTGCGTCTTCTTGTTCATATGTTCAACTCCTTTGTTCATAATTCAGTATAACATGGATGGTAATACCGTCAACCTACCTAAAAAAGTCGCTAAAAATGGAAATTTTTTGCCCCCAACACAAGATATAGTAGTTGATCTTGTTCCATGGCACTATACAATGTCGGCATTATATTATATATTAATCATGGTGGTTGACGCTATCCTACTCCGTGTTATTATGAAGTATGAAACAAGGAGTTGAAATGTATAAAGAAAGAGTTAGAAAGAGAAAAGATGTGAATCCTTTCGCAATCAAGAAAGGCTTTTATATAACTGAAATGAACATGGGCATGGTACCAGGAGATGGATACGAACTGATATCTACTTCAGACATAGCAGGACCGTTCAAGACTTTGGATAGAGCGAGAGCGGTATTCAAAAAGATAGTATGTGGAAACAAATGGAGAAATCATTGGGATTTTGGAATCTGTGGTCCAGAGCATAGACCAAATGGATATCCCACTTCATGGTATCCTTTACAGGAGAGAATATGAAAACAGAAAGTGAACAAATTAAAAAGATACTAGAATCAAATGGTATCACAGACATAGACGAGATAGAATATGGTTCTCAATGTTATGATGAACTGATGGATTATTATGCTGACGAGATGCCATATGGTGTACAGAAGGCCAGAACAGGTATGCCGGATGAGTGGATAATAGATAGACTGATTGATCTTGGTATTGACAAAGAACTTGAACAGGCAAAAGACATGGCCCAACACTATAGATGGAAAGGCATGATATGATAGGTGGATTGAAAACAAAATCAATAGAAGATATTTTTGAAGAAATGACTGAAACTTATGTTCAAGGAGAATACTTGGAGGGAATGACACAATGGGGAGATGACGCCCTAATGTCTCCTGGCACTTTCGGTAAGAGATTCCACGATGTATGTCTTGGTTATGGATATAGAGAAGCAGAAATTATTCCTGCCAAAGAAGAGTTGGAGGAATGGTGCCGAGAGCATCTCTTACATTTGGAGAGTAAATTTAGATGAAAAATAAAAAATATAAACTAACCAGAGAGGATTGGATTGAACTATTGGAATTTTGGCCATTGTCTATTGTGACGCCGGCCGCGATACTTTTAATATTATTTGGTCCATATATAATGAGATGATAATAGAAACTATATTTGGTATATTCCTAACGGTAGTCGGAGGCGGAGATAAGTCGGTTGATCCTGCATCAGTGATTATAAAAGGAGTACAAGGAGCCAACAAGATATTAGAACAAAAAGAGAAGAAAGAACTTAAGGCTTCAATGCACGAAGAATTCTTTCAAATGACAAAAGATACAATTTATAAAATAGGAGATCTAAAATGAACGAAACTCATAAACATCATTTTCAGGTTGCCGATGTAGGTGCTTGGGATCTAGACGAGGACAGAAGCATTGTCCCTAGCATTCACAATTCTTTGAAGTATGCCGGTATCACGGCTGTGGTAGATGGCGACGAAATGAATTCGGCAGGTTTCACGGTCTGGACATATTCACCTAGAGATGTGGTGAGACAGGCTTTGGAAGATGATGGAATCCAACTAGACGACTAACCTAAATTACCAAAACAACCTTATCTTGGTTTGACAACCTTGGATTTGATAGGCGACTTGCCTCTCATTTTAGGACTGAATGATTTTCCTTTTTGACCTTTTCTCTTGATCTGAGCACCCTTCAACCTTAACGAACCTGCTCCTGACCTTTTGGTCTGTGCCAGTTTCTTACCCGCCACTCTGGCCTTCTGCTGTCTCTTCTTCCTGATCTTTGCTGATCTAACTGGATCTGTCTTTTGGAAACAGGTACTTGGCTTGGCCACGATACGACCTTTCCTTGGGCCAGACGAACACCTAAATCCTTGCTTTGGCTTGCCGCCTTTTTGACGCCTTAAGATTTGGCTCACGCCTTCTGTGATGGCAGAATGGTCTTCATGCTCTTCCAAGTTGTCAACCTCTAGTGCCAAATCATTTTGTGGTACTATATCTTGTGGCACTATATCTTGTGCCGACCCGTTTTTGATGACACTAGATGTAGTATCGCAAGATATTGTATCTTTTGATTCTTTTGGCGCGATGATCAGTTCCGATATCTTCATGCTGATATTTATTGCACCTTACACCTAACACCTAAACCTTATAGAACTAAACTGAACTAAACCTTATAGAACTAATGCTTAAACTTAAAGGGTGCGTTGTTCTGCACGAGATCAACCCTAGGTGGATAGATGTGTTAAATACAAGCACAATGAAGATATACGAGATATACAACACAGATGAAAACATAGGACCTGCCCCAAGAGGCGCATGTTCAAAACCAATGAGTAGCCTACCTGCCAGTTGGGTAAGCAGTTGCAAGTCGCAAGGCAAGATGAAAAGAACAGGCAACAGGAACGAGAAAGTTGGCGGTAAGACGATGAAAGTTAGTGGTAAACGTATCAAGGGCAAAAAATATGGTGGCCCTCTTCCAGATTATTCAGCATAAAACCAAATCACATCAGACCTAATAGCGAGCCAATAGCGAGCCGAGTAAATATCCACACATGACAGAAGTAGATGGATCAAAAATACCGGCAACCGCAGATACATTCAACAACGATAAGATAGGTTGGATAGGATTAGGCAAACTCGGAATGCCATGTGCAGAAGTTATCGCTGAAAAAGGATTTCCAATCACAGGATATGATATCGAACCGAAACATAGCGATATGATCGACATCAAACAATCAATAGCAGAATGCGTCAAGGATAGGTTGCATGTTTTTATAGCAGTACCAACTCCTCACGAAGAAGGATACGATGGCAGGGAACCAACCAGCCACAAAGAACCTAGAGATTTTGATTACACCATACTGAAAGAAGTAGTCAAAGAATGCAACAAGCACATGGACAAATCACAAAACCTTGTGATAGTTTCTACGTTGCTACCAGGAACCATGAGGAGAGAAATAGAACCATTGGTGCCTAACACACATCTGATGTACAATCCTTATCTGATAGCCATGGGCACCGTCAAATGGGATATGAAAAATCCTGAGATGATCATGATAGGAAGTAGGCTGAACAGGAGATTGCAACCGAGCAAGACCAGTATGCTGGCGGACTTTTATCACAAGATATGCGATAGAACACCCAGGATAGAATTTGGAACATGGGAAGAATGTGAGAGCATGAAGATATTCTACAACACTTTCATCAGCACAAAACTTGTTTTGGTCAACATGATACAGGACGTGGCCGAACGCATAGGTTACATGGATGTGGACAGAGTCACACAGTCTTTGGGTAGTTGTGACAAAAGGATTATGAGTGAACACTACATGAAGGCCGGCATGGGCGACGGAGGAGCGTGTCATCCGAGAGACAATATTGCCCTTAGATGGTTGGCCAGGGAATATGGACTAGGATACGATCTGTTTGAAAGTGTGATGAGTGCCCGAGAAAAACAAGCAGAAAACATGGCAGAAGCAATACTGAAACATGGCAATAACATATGGTTCAGTTCAGATAGTTATAAATCCGGCACAGGAATGGTAGACGGATCGTATAGCCTATTGGTGCAAAACTACGTGATAAAACATGGCGGAAAAATAGTAAATGGCTTCGACAACCCTGTTGAAGTAATTGTTAGGGTACATGAAACGGATAATTTCTCGGCAGATAACAAAACTATCATATTTGATCCATGGAGATCGTATCCCAAAGCAGAAAATGTCGTATATTATGGTAAATATAAGTAGTTTACAGGAGAAACAAAACTATGCCCAATTCAGATAATGCTTTTGGAACTTATAATAAGATAACAATGATCTATGAAAGAGTATGGCCAGATCCTGCTCCGGCAGATACTACACAGTTCAGCCAGGCATGGAAAGAAGGCGCAGAAGGTATTGCCGAAGCAAAGGCATGGCATTTCACAGATGAAGGATTGGCAGTCTTTGACGAGTGTTGCACAGAGTTGCAATGGGGACTTGTTGAGGATGCAGATGGATGGCCAATGAAACTGAAAGCAACCATGACTTTTGGAACAAAGGGCACACCCGGCATAGCCGCGGCAGATGACTGGGCAGAACAGTTCAAATCAAGAAAGACAGCATTAATTAATGCCAACAATTTCTTTAAGAATGGTACAACTGCAACAAATGTTACCGAGTCTTCGGAACACTTATTTTAATCTCGCCATTTAGTACCACAGGTCATAGCACAGACAGGATTACATTTTTTCGTTTTCCATGTGGCAATTAACTTGTGATGGTCCTCAAGAAGTACCACGGGCCTGCCAGGCATATCATATCCATGATAACAACAGGGTGACACTTCACCTTTGGCATTTATGTAAGTGTCTTTCAGCATTAGATGTTCACACTTGATGTCATAGATTTTTTCTTCAACATGAAAGTTTTGATGCGTCTCTTTGTATCTTTTGATTCCCGCAGGTACATCATATTTGCCAGGGGCAAGTGATCCGTCTCTGGGAAGTATCCAGTGTGTGATCTTGCCTTCTCTGTTCAAAGCCGGGCCATGACTACGCCCGTGATCCTCAACACTAAAATTTTCAAAACCCATGCCAAGGGCAAGTTTCCTGGTTTCTTCTTCCTGGTGAGAGTTATGTGCAAAAGGTATCCACTTCCAGGTAGCATGTCCTCCTGCCGCAATAAACCATTTGGCTCTCTCCATCACTTTGTTCCATTGCACATCTTGTCGATATAAGTGGTTTGTATCTTCCAGTCCGTCTATGCTGAATCTACATTCAACTCCTAGTTCTGCAAGACCCTCCCAGGTTTCTTTTGTCCCTATACTACCGTTCGATGTGACTGATGTTCTGCAATTTGTAAGTTCGGCTAACTGAACAATGTTTGGATTCATCATGGGATCGCCTAGATGTCCATTGAAGTAAACATAATTTCTTTCGGGAAATCTTGCCAATGCCTCTTTGAATTTTTCTACAGATAGATTTACTTCCGGATATACTCCTTCGACTTTGTAGCCATAAAGGCTTCTGGGACAGAGCGGACATCTAGCATTACAATAAGTGCTGGCCTCTACGTGTAATCTCTTCATACATGATATTTACTGTTGTCGTAAAATCTCCGCGGCCCGTTTATCGCAGTGATAAAATCCGTCGTAGCGATATACAAATTGCTCTATGACTTCTCTGTGTAAAGGCAGTTTGGATAGGTCTTGCTTTTCTTGTACGTCAGTGATATGTAAGTTAGCAGTGTTACCATTACAAAAAAATACTTTGGGCATATCTAATTCATCTATTGTGTTGTGGCAGAACACATGATGAGGATGACCGTACTCTCCGTCATGACCGTGTGTGACTATTAAATCAAATTTTTTAACCTTGCTCTGAATAATTTGTTTTACTTTGTCTTTGTCAAACGACACTATTTGTTCCTGTGTTAAATCTGCTTCGTTATCCTCAATTCCACAGAAGTCTACACTAACATTTTCAGCCTGCCAAAACTTTGCAATTTCATCACCTCGAGGTGTGCCTCGATCATAAGTCATATACAATATGGTCCAGTCTAACTTCTTGTATCGTTTGATTATGGGCCAACCAAATATTACACAATCGTCTGGATGGGCAACCATCATTACTGCTTTAGTCATTTAAAAATGTTTCCCATCTGTTTAATTGTTCTTTGTTTAATTTTTTAATTGCACGTTCATGAATAGATTTGGTATGTGAGTCGCTGACTAACATCTCCTCAAACATATGCTCCTCTCCGTCCGCTATGTTGAATGGATGCAATACTTTGGCACCATAAAGTTTGTCATAGCCTATAGTGTTTTTGACATATGCAGAATATAACAAGAATTCTGTAACAAAAGTCCTGTGTGGCGGATTAGGTTCCAGCACCTTGCTTTGAAACCATGTAGCAAAGTTATCTATACTAGCGATCATTTCCTTGAGAGTTTCCACATGGAAGAAGAAAGGTACACCGCCCGGACCAATCATTTGTGTCAGGTCTATGTTGTAATAATCTTCTAGATACCTGACCGCATCACTACTGTGTATGTTGCTGTCGGTTGTGCCAACACCAGGCTTTCCATCTCTGATTATGTCAAACTTCTTTGTGAAATATGTTTTTGCATCCAAAGTGACTGCCCATGTTTTATCGCTCATGGCCGATGCTAAAAGTTTACACAACTGTTGTGTTCTCCAACCGTCTATGTGTGGTTGCATTTGTACTTTAAGATCCTTGTGTGTTAGTATTTGAACCTTGCTTTGTAAATTGCCATACCAATCTAGATTTATATTACAATTTTGAGAACCATTGTCCACGATGTATATGGTACCAATTTCTTGTTGGTCCACAAACTTTTGAAAACTTTTGGCCTGCCATCGCAACAGAGCAACTTCGTCATCAAAGACAACTGTGACAAAATCTAACATAACCTATCCTGCTATAATGCCCTTGTATAAATTTGCTATCCAAACTTGTCCTTCTGGTTCTGAATGATAGCCTGGATCTTTAGTAACATCTTTCAATGGGTGCAAATAAGTGCCTGTGCCGACTAACTCATTGTCTTGTCTAATGTTCTCCTTTGGAATAAAAGCAGGCACACTGTCTAATATATCTTGCCTATCTTTGTAAAGCATTCCTCTTTCAATGCTGAATCGTATGTCAGCACCATGCAATTGACATATGCCATCTGACAGTATCCATTTGTCCATTTGTCTTTTCCATGATGAATCATATATGTGACTGATGTATTGTTTCACTGCTTCTACTTTTTCTTTGGACAATGCACCTTTTCTATATTCATGCTCAGGTTCATCTGCCAAACTGAATATGGTTTCAAAGATCATGTTGTTGTCTTCTTTGGTATAGTTGATATTGTCGATTCCTTTTGCTGGGTCATATGCACTCTTACTGCCGTCTAGTAAAAAGTCTTGCAAAAAGTTTCCATATTTCTTTGCAAAAGTTTCTGGTCCATCATAGAAGTTATCCCTCACAGGTATCTCTGTTCTGTCCCAACCTGTTGGCACAATAATGACAAAGTCTGCTTGTTGTCTGATCGCTTCTTGTATTTGTAATCTTATACCACCATTAGAGCAACCTCTTCTTGCATAGTTCAACAACTGCCACCCAAGTTCGTGTGCCAACACTTCACTATAATGTGTTCCTGGCAGTGTCTTTGAAACTGCACTAAAACTATCTCCACATATGGCTAATTTCTTCATGTAATATTTCTATAATGCCCTGCCAAATATTGATTTAAAAGTTCATGCTCTCCGGGTTCACGGTGAACCATCATGTCTGGTGTTTTACCATACTTGCTGATAGGATGATCTTTTATGGGCAAAACTCCTTGTTCGTGTTGCCATTGTATAGAGCACCAACCAAAAGAGTTTACAAATTCATCATATTTCTTAAACAGTGATAGTCTGGGTGTTGATAAAAAATGATGATAACTGTCGTCTGCCTGTTGGAATACAATTACACGATGTCCTCTCGATTTCAAACTATCTATCATGGCACACATACGTATCATTAGATCTTCTGTGCGATCCATTAGACTGTACATTTCTTCTTTCAATTTTAAATTTACAAAATCATCTGTGTCCTTTTGTCGCCAATGATCAACCCATCTATGTTCGAATATTTGATTTTGAGGATTGGTCCATCTTCCTTCGAACGATGTATCTTCGTTTTCTTTATTCTGTAACTCCAATATCGGAGCCTCTGATCTACTAATAAAGGTCATACCCAGCACATAGAGGGACGGTTCGTTAAGATAACTGTCTTTGAGAGTGGTCCTTAATATTCTACCATTGGCACAACCGCTTTGAGATAAATCTATTGCTGAATTAATATTAAGTTTATTTGCTAGATCTATATGTCCATTACCACTTGCATAGGTGTTCATATAACTACACCCATTTACTACTAATCTATTCATGATAGTATTTAACGGCCACAAAAAAAGGGCGATATGATTAGTACCGCCCTTTAATTAAATTATTAATTACGCAGAGTAATTAATTACTTTTCTGCCTGATTTTTTTAATAATGAAATGATGTTTGATTTCATTGTTAATGCAGAAGCCTTAGGTGCTGTACCTAATACTTCAACTGTAAAATCAATACCTTTTGATAACAACTTGTTAGTCGCTGTTTTTCTTGCAGTGTTTTTTACTGCTAGGTTTTTGAACTTGATTTTACCACCGTGTACTTCACCATTCACTTTGTATGAAGAAGCCGGCTCCGCAAATACACCAATCTGCTTCGCTCTTGATTTGAAGTTTCTTGTGTATACAACGTATTGTGTTGAGTTTGCCATGGTTTGTTTTTCCTTTTTAGTAGAAGGAAAAAGTGTATTGAACATACTTGTTAGCATATTGTTTCCTTTTCCTTTTTTGTTAATTTACGATGCGCCGGAGTTTCAATCTCTGTTATCCTACGTACCATACACACAATTATATACTAGAAAGTGTATTAAGTCAACCTGGCTCAAAAAACCAACAATTATGCGATTAGTTGTCTTTGTAATCTGGCACTGCGAAAAGGTCTATGCCTTCTTGCAGTAATTTATTGGCCTCTTCTTTGGTAGTGGTTCCATAAAACTTTTGATCACGCTTACCTTTGTGTGCCTTCCTGGCTTCTTTGGCAAAATTTTTACCAACATTCTGAAAGTCTTTCTTAATCTTCTTATTCAATTTACGTAAAATACTTTCTGCACTTTCTCCCATTACCATGTAATCATCCGGCAATTTCCTTGTACTTGATTTTTTAACAGCGGGTGCCATGATGTCTTTGCCTACATCGGCGCTATCACACATCGGACACACAAGTTGTCCTTTCTTCACCTGCTTTTCATAATCTTTGTTAGTAGGAAACCAGCCTTCGAATTTGGCATTACATGAACTACACTTTAAGGAAAACTTGATAGACATATTATTTTTATTTAATATTATAATAGGATAATTACATTTTGTCTACACTATGAAACAACCAAAAGAATTCATAAAAAGAAAAAAACAAAGCAAATGGCACTGGAACTTCTGGAATAAGCGGATGGATCCAAAGATGTACAAAATTGTTGCCAACATACAGGGCAAGTGGCCTGCTTTACCAAAAGTTTTAAAAGAAAACACATTTTTGTATTCAAATCCAGTTGCACTAGCACAACAAAATCATTTTGGTGTGGCAAACACACAAAACTATGTTGGCCTAAACCTGGACAAACACACAACAAAAAAGTATGACAAATTCATTCAAGCCACAGGGTTGAAAAATCCTGTCGCCTATATCCACATACAGAATCCTGGTCAGATGACTATCCTGCATATGGACAATGCTAGGGCGGACAACAGACATAGCGATGAAAATGGCAAAGTGCTGACAGAAAGTCAAAGACGTGCAAGGATAGGTAGATTGTTTATCATGCTCGACGATTGGCACCCAGGCCAAGTGTTATTGATGGGTAGTGAACATTTTACTCACTGGAAAAAAGGTGATGTGATGTATTTTAGTTGGCAAGATTTACCGCATGGTACCGCAAACTTTGGGCATGACTCCCGCCCTTTATTGTTTGTCCAAGGGGAAATCACGGAAGAGTTTAAAAAACTGTTAGCCAATAAGAAAAAGAAAACTATTAAAGTATAGTAGGTTGACTTTAAATTAGTCTAATATATACTAGTGATATGAGAATAGGAACAAGTGGATATACACCAGGCAAACCCAAAAAGACTTCACAGGGTAAAAACAAGAGTCGTATCAAAATGAGCTCTATGAACAAGCACAAGAAACGATCATACAAGTCTTATGTTGGGCAAGGAAAATAAATCTTACGAAACAGGTTACGTTGAAGCAAAAACGTCCGGTGGTGCAGTCTTTGAAGCAGGTGTAAAGGAATCAAAAAGAAACAAAGCAATCAGGCGTATTGCACAACCTTTGACAGATAGGCATTGGTTAAACAAAGGCCAGAGCGTGACAGAACTGCACAGGATCTATAGGATTGCCGAATACCTGTACAAAAGATCGAAAAGGGCAAAATGACAACACAACAAGAAATAAAATTACTAAAGGCACAGATAGGTAATCTTGAAGTACAAAATTCTGAATACCAACAGATTGTCAAAGAACTTTCTGACAAACTGTCATTGTACGAATCAAAATATGGAACTGTCTTTAAGCCGTCTAGAAATAACGAAGTCCAAAAATAACAGCATCTTTTTTCCTGCGGAATTTAATGTGCTCGTAATCAACAATATGAACATTAAGCCTACCACCATGCTGATCGAGGATCCTTTGCACGTCAAGTGGCCTTATCGTTATCCTGTCCTCATCTGGTAGTTTTGCTTCATAACCCCAAAACATGGGCCACCAGTGACAAGGGTTCAGCGAATCATATAACTCTTTCATTATGATCATGAATATGATAGGAGTGATTGTAAAAGGCTCTAGCCACCATGGAATGATATCGAAAGTGAGATAGTCTACAAGATGAATAAAGCCTGTCCATAAAACCAATATGCCTATTAGAATGCCCAGCATGGGCCAAAATTCGTCCTCGAAATCTACATCATGATCATGGTGAGAATAAAGTCTAATCTTCTGTTGATTACTCATTTTCATAAAAGTATATATGTTTGCAACAGCAAACACTTCATTTACCATAAAACGAAGTAGACTTTTGCTTTTATTATGCTACAATAGATAGTAAATACCACAGTATGCAAAAACACACAAAAAGCCTATTAGAAGAATTAAGTTCTATGCCTCTCAAAAGGGACAAAGAAGAGGTGGTAGAAAGTCGTGCATCTCATATATTGGAATCTGCGATAAGGTTAATGCATTATATTAGAGAAAACTTCGATCAAGGCACAGCATTCAAACTTGAAAAGAAATTTAATTCTGCACTGAAAAATATGGATGCATCAAAGTTTTCAAAGGGCGTTGCACGTATCAAAGAAAACAAGGATCTTAAACAAAACGTTCTCAAGATAAAAGACGGTGAATACCAAGAGGATTAGTCATGTTGATCGAAGACGTCCTAAATGAATTCAAAAGGACACATCTAGAACATATTGAAGATATAGTACTCACAGATGGCTACGAAGGAGGTAAGGCAGTAGTAGAATATTTCCGTGGACTGTTGTTAACTCTCAAAGGCACGAGCTCTGAAGCAGTTAAAGTCTCGGTTAAATGGGATGGCGCACCTGCTGTGGTGTGTGGCGTTAATCCAGACAACGGCAGATTTTTTGTTGGAACAAAATCAGTGTTTGCCCAGAACGCCAAGATTAACTACACCAAAAAAGATATTGCAAACAATCACGGAACCGACGATCTAGGACAAAAACTCTTAAAGTGTCTTGTGCATCTTAAGAAACTAAACATGCAAGGTGTTTATCAAGGCGACTTACTTTTCACTGACGAGGACATCACAAGGAAAAACATAGACGGCAAACCACATTTGACTTTTACACCAAATACTATTACCTATGCTGTACCTGAGCAACAGACATTAGGAAAGAGAATAGACAGAGCAAAAGTTGGAATAATATTTCATACAAGTTATGTTGGCGATTCATTGGCTGACATGAACGCACAGGCCGGAGCCGATGTAGAATCATTCACACAAAGTCCTGACGTGTTTTTTGACAATGCCACATACAAAGATGTATCAGGATCTGCAAAGTTTACAGACGACGAAACTGTTAACTTTGTTGCGGAGATTGAAAGACTAGAATCATTACTATCAAAAATACCTGCCAACCTATCAAACCTCTTTGGTGCCAATCAAGACTTTGTGCCTTTCTTTCAGATGTATATTAACGCAATGGTCAAACAAGGACAGTTGCCATCTAATAGCACACAGTTTATAAAAGGATTTCAACAATTTTACATAGATAGAATGAAACAACAAGCCGCAGGACTTAAAGCACAAAAGGCTCTGGCCTTACGTCAAGATAAAATAAAACAGATGCCACAGTTCCTTAACAAACTAAAAACTCCATTGACAGCAATGTTGATGTTCTATAAACAGGTGCAAAAAATGAAATCTATCATTTTACAGAAAATGAATCAAGCACAGGCTATAGGATCTTTCCAGCAGACTGACGGCGGACTACAAGTAACAGAGCCTGAAGGATTTGTAGCAGTAGATAAAACAGGCAATGCAGTAAAACTTGTTGATAGATTAGGATTTAGTAGACGTAACTTAACGGCTGTCAGCAAATTTAAGAAATAGATTTAACGTATCATTAATGGCCAAACTTAATTTATCCTTATTGAAGAAATTGTCATAGTTGTGCTGTCTTAAAGCCTTGCTATGCAGATACATATCTTGCCATGGGGCATCTCGTAATCTATCGCAGACATCCACTATGGTGTCTATCCGCAGTGAAGGGTCTTTGTCAAGATCATATACTTCCTCAAAATAACTGTTGAATGTTTTGAATCCAAGTTCTCTCAATTTTTGTAGATACAAATAGTTTCCGTGCACCACAAACATCTGTTTGGCAATGATTGGCTTCCATATCTTCTCTGTCATAAAAACATCTGTGTCATTGTCATTACTCTCTGAAACGATACTGAAAGCAGTGTCGTTGTATGGTTTTTCAAATATATCCTGATCCATTCCACGAAAGGGATAATCTTGTGCCCATGGCAGTTCATATTCGGCAGGTAATTTCCTTTCAGGCCACTTGGTATATAAACTATTATCCAGTATTCCTTTGGCCAATAATTTATTGAACAATTTGACTCTATGAGGCCTATGCATCTTGTTTAGATACAGGAAGTCATATTTCTTGTTAGTGTGATCAAAATTGTAAGATTTGCCTTGATGTTTTCTATACATGTAATACCAGAACCAACTAACACCTCCTGTCCATTGCACATGTTCTATTTCTATCTCAGGATGCTGTGGCGTGTTCTTAATATTTTCAAATGATTCCCATGGGTTTGATTTGATGAAAACAAATCCTTGGCTGTGTAATAATTCACAACGTTTCTTTAATTCTGTATGAAACATTTTGTTGTCCTTTAACCTGTCGTTTGGCTGTCGTACATCAATTATTGCAAACCTACGGTCATACGAGTCTAGGTCGTAATTGTGTAAAGTGTAGTATTCGCCCGTCATGTCGAACTGTTGTTCTTTTAGAGTATTCATTTTAATAAAGTCTTCTAGTTCAACATGAAAACCAGTTTTCATAATATCTGTGAGAATAAAATTTCTTTGCATACGCTCTATAAATACCTATATGTTAGCACCTTTTTTAAAGTATGTATGCGAAGGCAAGGTCATTAGACGTTTTAGTGATTTACAAAGATTCAGTTTTCCCGAAGTCACTGAAAGGATATATCTCAGTTTTCTTGCACTGGCCATAATGAGCCAGTTAAAAGATTACAAAGCATTTACCAAATTGTATGCTGACCAAACGATGCACTATGGAACGTTTGATCGTGTGAGAATGACTTACAACGATCTGGCTAATATGCTGGCAATTGTCAGTGGTGATCCAGAGATAACAAAGAAACTTAAAAATAAAAATGAAGCACAGGCCATGAGACAAAGACAACCGTTGCCTGTAATGGCTGTGCGTAGATACCTTAGAAGTTTTGAGGATCATTATGCCAACTTGTCAATGTTAGAGAGATCATTGAACATCCGAGATGCGAATTACAGAAATCTTAGAAGATCTGTGGCCAACTTTAGAAATCTAGATTCAAAAACTAAAAGCCATGTATTAACAAAAATTAATCAACATCTAAAAGCAAAACTACCCAACACCGACATACAAAGAAAGTTTAAAGAAATCAATGCCTAAATCAGAAGATCGTTGCCATAGGTGCTCCTGTAAGAAACACTGTGATAATACGTGCAAGAACTGTGAAAACTGTGAAACTTGCGATTGTGATAGTTGTCTGCAGAGATTCAACCCTGTAGGCTAAAATAAGCAAAAAACCTTATATTAGCGGTTAATTTACCAAAATAGATACTAAATACTTGCAACTTGATTCCGGAGCGGAGTCATAGTGTTGTAAATCAGAACAAATAGGAGGATATACAATGCCAATAGCAAAAGCAAACTTCTCTAGAAACGAAAACTACGAAGTAGGTTCAGTAGATATGAGCTTCTTCACAGTTGACTTCATCAGTGATGTATCAGCAGAGACTTCAGATTTATCTGCGTCTAACTCAACTGCAGGTTTAGAGTTAACTAGAGCAACAATCGAAAACAACGGTGTGCCAGTATTAATGGAAGGTCCATTAGTAGATTCAGACACACAAAAAACATACGGTACTAGAACAGATTGTTTAGATTCAATCTCTGGTACTACAACTTTAGCGGCTTTACAAGCGGCTATCAGAGCAACTCACGGTGGTGGAAGAATTTCTGCAACTGTAAGTTCAGCAACAGTTACAGCGACAAAACTTGGTATCTTAACTGCGGCGGCAGTAAGTTAATAGTTTTTAACTTAACTTTTACCATAAGGGTGGGTCTTATTTTAAGGCCCACTCTTTTTTTACGGCTAAATTATACTATATGAGTTTACAAACAGTATTAAACATTATGAGGTCTCCGCAGAATGCCATGAGACTCAAAGATCCTGTCATCTTTGACATTGACAAGAAAGTTGGATGGCTACATCTTACAGGCGGAGCAATGAACAGCGTGTTGGCATGGCTAAACGAATTCCATTTACATCAATTCAAAGAGATACCCAAGGACGATGTCAAAAAATACGACAGAGATATCTTTGCCATACTAAAGGAACCTGAGAAGAGATATTGGGACGGCATCACAGAATGGAGCACCTGTTGGGGCACACACGAGTGGTGGCAACACGATGACATAATGGAATGGTTCCCACACTTTGACAGATATACACTACGTTATTCAGACATGATAGAGCAGGTACCTGATGTAAAACATTTCATAAAAGTAGACAATGGTTTGAGTGATAAAATTGAAACACTCGCAAAGGAATATGATTTGAACTGTCCTTACGGCATAGACAAGATTCGTCCACGGTACAAGCGTGATAAAACAACAAAAAACATTCATGAGACAGTAACTCCTAAATTCAAACAATTGGTTAACGATAGTCCCGAACTTAAAAAGAAGTTGGAAGATTATCTTGCACCTGATGTTTGGTACTATGCAAAGGCGAAATAATGTACGAGTACAGAGTACATACACTCGTTGACATCACAGATAACGGTATCCTAAAAAAAGCGTTCCCCTTTAAAAGTTTGAGTGGTGATGTTATACACGACAAGCATTCGCTGGCAATGGCCCGCAACCAGAACAGCAACTTCACCACAATGTTGCAACTGCTACAAATGAGGGCAAACGTCACATGGGAACACCCTCCTAAAAGGATGGAACTGCAAACACTAGGCAATCATGCTTTTGGGTCATTCTACGAGGGTAAGCACACAACATGGCATTTTCAGTTCTTCTCTGAACAGCCAGGTCTATACGGCGACGATCTAGACCCTATAGCCAATATCGTTGGAGACTTCCACCAGGTGCCAATTATAAGTTTTTGTAAGGAGACTGCAACATTTCCTTTAAACACATTTGACACACTAAATGCCGAAACTATAAACACGTACTTTTCGTATAGTGGACCAACAAATAAATAGTATTTGATTAAGGCACTTTTAAAAGCAAAGGCACAACTAGGCAATGACACAGGCTCATCTACAGGCTCTAATGTTCGAGGTAAAAGGCCTCAAAAATGAGATTGAAAAATATATGAGTACAACTGAATTAGAAAAACAAAACCTAGAAGCACACGTAGATCTCTGTGCGGAGAGATACAAAGGCCTACACGACAGGCTGTCCGCAATCGAGCACTCATTGAAAAGAATGAACGAAGATATGATTGCAGGACAAAAAAGTTCATCCAAGACAATCATAGCCACTGCAGGCACAGTGGTTGCAGGTTTACTATCAACCGTGGTAGTAATCCTTATGAAGATGCCAGGTTAATCATAACTAATTTTACCAATCCAATATGTACATACAGATAGCACCAAGAGTGAAAGTATATGTGTCTGCCACGGACATGGAGTTCATTCAACGTTACTGGAAACACAGTTTCAAGGCCAGCGAACTCGAACCTGACATGCAGGATCTTGCCAAACGTCTCGCCGACAAGGCAATATTTGTAAGAAAGAAACTTGACACCGACACTCAATATGCTTTAAATAGACGCATAAGGATCGTGCGTGATGTCAAAAAGTAATACAGAATTAGTTAAACAAATTGAGGCCTATGGACTTAAGAATAAGTTACAGGACCTTGCCCGTAAGGAAGAAGCCAGAAGACCATTTAGACATCTTCCAAAGCAATTCTCAAAAGGAATATTGATTGGCAACATAGCCATTGTACCAAAGAAATGGACAGGCACACGATACGTATATGTTATAGCAGACATGATGGAGGCACGAGTATTACATGAAGCAATTAACCTAAAGCAGACAGCGATACTGGTTGCTCACTATCTCGCAGATGGCAAGACTGTTCCATCAAATTTACTTGATCTAGATGTCAAGTTCGCAAGTCAACTTTTTGATATCCAGAGTGCTAAAAGAATGATTAAAGAGGCACAGAAATCAAAGGATGCTTTGACAGAAGACGTGTATTGGGATAGGCTTGATGCCGCTAATCATCTTGCTGATCAATGTAAGTCTAGGATACAGAGTATTTTTAACGACACATTTGGTAATCCGTAGACAACGAGTGCAAATTAGTGTAAAGTAATTCATGCATGATTTAATTCACAAATGGCAAGAACATATGTCTCTAGACAAAGGTATCGCGGCAAGAGATAAAGATTTCTATCTGTCCAGTGACGAAGTAGATGTCAAGACTCGGCAACATATAACGCCTAATGTGAAACACTTCAAAGATAAGACAGTCGTTGATGTAGGGTGTAATACAGGTTATTGGCTCCTACAATTTTATATCAATGGTGCGGCCAAAGTGATAGGAATAGAACCACGCAAACAAATAGTAGAACACTTCAATAAATTTGCTGATGTGAATTCAATTCCATGCAGGATGTTGCAAGGCTATCATCCAGAACTGCTTAACATAAAGGAGAATGTGGATTGTATAAGCATGATGAGTGTTGATGAAGAAATCTATGATTTTGACGAATATATCTACAAGGTAGGATGTAAACATCCTAACAGTGTGTTACTTTTACAAACCATGCTGATTGATGAGCGAGTCAACAATCCTTTCCCAACAGAGGATGTACATCATTCTGCTCCTGTCAAAAGATTTAAAGGTTTGATCTACAAATTTGAGGAAAACAACAATAATCATAGGGACGGGTTTGACCCTCACATGCCAGTCACTGACAGCCTTGGCCTGCAACACAATAATGGAGAAGAGGCTAGTTATATTCACACTGTGTATAGCAAGGACTATATGTCCTATATTATTGCTAGAAACGGCTTTGATATATTGGATATTAAGAAAATTGATAAAGAGATTACAAGACCAATGACGCAGTCTGGAAAGAGTGGGAAATTATGGTGGATTAGTGCCAAAAACCGTAACATGACATCTAAAGAACCGTTGGACCTTTTTGAATACAAGACTAAATAATAGCGTATGAAGAGTTTAGAACTTACAAAACCATTAACGACAGAGAGTTTACTTGCAGAATTTGAATCAAGATTCAATCAAACTCTAGATGTAAGCAAATACACAAAAGAAGAATTAGAAGACACGGCAAACCATATCAGAACAAAAATACACAACATCACACAAAACACACATTTTGGACAAGAACTGAAAAATGAAAATTATCAGAAGAGCCAAATGATGTTGGATATTGTTAACCAAGCGATTGCAGAAAGAAAACTTGCAGAGTATGGTGGCAACACAAACCCAGTTTTAGACAAAGCATCAGCACCTATCAAAGACAAACTTGCAAAAGGACAAGCATTAAGTCCAGATGAAAGAGAAGCGGCGGCAAAACTGATGTCAAGCAAAGACATGAAAACAGAAAATCCATTAGCGGCAATGGGCATGAGATTTGCGGGGGCGGCAGGTGCCGCGGCAGGTACCACAGCGGTCAATAGAATTGCAGACAAACTTGGAGCATCGAAAGACCACAAACAAAAGATGATCAAAAAAGAAGGTGTAGAAGAACAATCAGAATTAATATTAGCGGCCAAGGACATGATGGACAAAGTCACAGGGTACTTGGAAGATCTAGCATC